GGTTTGGCCAACGAGGTTGACGGGTTGTTCGGTGAGGCGCGGAATAATCCGATCACGCGGGCAGCAAAGGTTGTTTTCGTTTCGGCCATAGTAAGGAAATCCCCTTCAAAAATACGAATAGTTTTCCAAACCATGCGCGGATGTTCCCGCAAAACTTATTGACACGAGTTGTTGATTTTATTTATATATATATATATCCCGTAGGGATATATATATATATAAATAAAATACACGGCGAGTCAATATAAACCAAATAAATACAAAGAAACTTTTGAACAACGTCAAATTTCACGCTCCAGCGCAATCAACAAGTGGACGTAGTAACCCATCAAATCGTAAATGGTATCGATGGTATCGTCGTTCACGCCGACCGCTGAAATGCGCGACAACTTATCGTCAATACGGGCGCAAATGGATTCGACCGACGTGGCGCGTGAAAACACCCGAACCGGGTTTTGTAGCGAATTGCCGTAGGTAGTATTTTTTGCCAAAACCAAATCTTCGAGTTTCTCAATGATTTCGGAAATTTTATCGTTGATTTGTGAGGTTTCGTTTTGCATGATTTAATGAATTTTGAAACGATTGATAAGATTGAAAACGTCGCCGCCCGTACATTGAAACGTGCATTATTTCGCACGATTCATAGGCTGCGATTTTTTGATTTCCTTCACCAATGTAAACATTGAATAATTGGTTGAAGGAATCGAGCGTCGCGCATTGGTTTTGAAACACTTGCGCCGTGTTAATTGTGTTTTTCATAGGTAGCGGATTCCCGTTTGTTCGTACACCGAGCGGTCGTCATTCGCGCCACGCGTCGCGGTCATATATTCACCGATTGCCATCGCCAGCGCAACCACGCCGTCAATCTTATCGGCCGACTTATTTTTCACGAACTTGACGTTCATGGCCTCGTCGAACTTTGTTTGCACGTTCGAAACCATGTACCGAAGCATCGAGTTCCCGCCGTGGTGAAGTGTTTTTTTCTTGATCATAATTTCCATTTCACGAATCGGCTGGGTCATTGACGCGAACCCTTGGCCGAACGGATCCATATCAAAACCGGCCTCAACCAATCGTTGAACTAATGCCGACGAGTTCCAGCGGTCAAAGGCCACGGACTTAATGTCGAACACCTTTGACATTTCAAGCATTACTTCAAATATCACGTTGTAATCCGTTGAATTTCCGTCGGTCACGATTAACTCACCGACCGAAACGAACGCATCGTACGACGCCCCCACGCGGCCGCGTCGTTGTTCGACCGCCGCGTTCGAAACAAAGAATTTCGAAACCACTTTCATTTCGCCGTCGTCCATCGGGAAAACCAAGACAAAGGCGCAAACGTCGGACACGGCGGCCAAGTCCAAACCGCCGAAGCACGTTCGGCCGCGCAGTTCGTCAAGGTCAACGACGCCAGCGGACGCACACCAATCGGTGTCGGTCAACCAACCATCGAACGACGAAATCCATTGGTTCAGATGTAATTGTTTGAACGCGATTTCAGACGTCGGCAAAATCTTTGCCTCGGCCGACATTTTTTCGAAGTATTCCATTCGAACGGAAACGCCGAGGTTCGGGTTTGCAATCAACCACGTCTTCGGGTCGAACGGATCGGCGTCGAGCGGTGCCTCGTAAATTACGGGCAAAAATGTTCGGTCGTCAATCGCGCCAGTCAAAACGCGTTTGCCGTATTCATACAACTCACGACACAAACCGCCGCGGTCGATTCCCGCCGTACTGATGCCCAAAACCAAAGGTTGTGAACGGGCGCCCACCGAGGTCGTCAAAACCTCCCACAACTCGCGGTTGGGCGCCGAATGCAGTTCGTCGTACAACACCGCGTGTGCGCTGAATCCGTGCTTTGTCGATGCGTCCGCGCTGATGGCCTTAATGAACGAATTCGTTCCGTTCAGCGTGATTGAATTTCGGTAAATTTTGCATTTGCCGCGAAGGAACGCCGAGTTCAGAACCATTTGTTTTTGAACCTCAAAGATTGCGTTCGCTTGTTCGCGGTCGGCGGCGGCGACGTAGATTTCCGCACCGGGTTCGTTGTCGGCGAATAATAGATACAAACCGATGGCGGCAATCAAATTCGATTTGCCATTTTTGCGAGGTAGGAAAACGAACGAGGTTCGGTACTGGCGCAATCCGCCCGGCCCCATCGTTCCGAACAACTGCGAAATATAGTCGCGTTGCCATTGCTCTAAAATAAACGGCTGGTTCGCGAGGTCGCCTTTGACGTGCGTGCAAATGCGTTCAATGAAATTGACCGCGCGGTTTGCTTTGATTTGGTCGATCATGACAACAAATCGTCAATGTCTTGAACCTCGTCCTTCGCGTTAATCTTCGCGCGTGAACTCGGCGTCATTCCGAATTCGGGAATGATTTTCTTCAACCGCTCCCAAGCGTTGTTCATCATCGACAACTCCGGGCGTGGGCGAAACATGATGTCGCCCGTGTTCGTCGTGGTCGTGTATGTCGGCCCGTCGCGGCGTATGACCTCACGCGATGCGATGTAATCCTCCCAAGCGTCCGCGAACATTTGCAATGCGAACGCGTCGATTTCAGCGACCACGCCGACGGCGGTCAAACGTGCGGAAACAAATTCAAACGCCTCGCGTGATATTTCACCCATCGCAGCACGCGGAACCGGGGCGCCGAGGGGCAACTCCAGTTTGTTGGCGTGGCGATCCGCGCGGTAGGTTCCGGCGGTCTTGAGCATTTCGGTTGGTTTTCTTTTACGGCCTCCGGGCATGATTTTATTGTTTTGTTATTTAGAATCGTTCTACACAAAGGGCGCCCAAGTTTTGACACCGCGTGTTTGCGACTGAGGCGTCGATGAATCGGCGAAAAGTCTTTTTGATTTGACCCCCCCCTACCTATAAATACTTAAAAATTTCCCCATCAAGACGACGCCATTCAATCGGCATCAACTCATTAAATTCTTCACCGCGTGCGGCTTTGCATTCGTCCTCGTACGTTGCCGCAACTCGGATGCCGTCACCCCACATTGCACCAGTAAATACTTTGGTTTCGAAATCGTGGTGCGGTAAAAATTGTACCTCGATTATTTCCAAGAACTTCAACGATTGTTTGTCGATGTTTTGTTGGCGGCGATGCTCGGCACGCGACAAATCCGGCGCACAATGGCAATCCATTTTCCGCACGTCGTCGTCGCTCACGATCATAAGCGTACCGCCGAGCGTAAACCCCGCGCCGAGCATTGCACGTTGTATGACGTCGATGCAGTCGGTCACGTCAAACCACGTCATTGGGGTTGCGATTGACGTTTGTTCGCCGTTGTGTTCTATTGTGACTTTGAATGATTGCTTCACTTCTCGTTGGTGTTAATTGTTCTTATGCATTTTGTGCAGTAAGCATATATTCCATTTTCACTGACTTTGATTTGTGGTTGTGGGACTTTGCATTCGCACATATCGTTGCTTGGTTCTTCTTGTTTCATTTCTCGTTGGTGTTGGGATTTAACAATTTCAACTAACTTATTAAGGCAGGCAAGTTCTGCTTCTTCATAAGTGTTAAAATTATTTGGTGGTTTTACATAATATTCTATGTCGGGATATATACACCATTCAAAACCGTACTTTTTGCAACCCTCAACAATTCCATTGTGTTTATGATTATCCCTAAACCATCTAAATGCTTGTTGGAATAATGGAGCTGGAATAATATAATCATCTCCTTTTATTGATGCCAAATGGTATGAGAATGACTCTCCTTCATAATAGCTTAAACAAGGTTCATCAAACCCAAGCTGCTTCAACTCTAAAGCAAGTTGGTATGGTACAAATTCTTGTGTCATTTCTCGTTGGTATTAAAGGTTTCGTTGTAGTATCGCTCTGACGCTTCTTTAAGAATATCTCCAAGTTTTGGACTTGCTTCAATATAGGTATTAAGAATCTGATGCATCTCCATATCTTTGGCTTGCTCAAATAAACCAATTGTTTGCATAATCTGTTCGTGCGTTAATATCGTGTCTTCTAACGCTTGTTGTAACCATTCTACTGCTGTCTGTTTCATTTCTCGTTGGTGTTAAAGGTTTCGTCGTAGTAGTGGTCACCCATTAACCCCATACTCTTATGCCAATCACTTTCTTGTCCTTCATCATAAGCATTCTCAATCTGCTTCTTCTCCATTTCTTTGGCTTTAATTAGAATATCATTTGCGTCTGTAAATTCTGATTTTCCATAAAGAAATTTTGATAACTCAATGTGTTGCCACTCTACTGCTGTCTGTTTCATTTGTCGTTGGTGTTAAAGATTTAATTGTTTTAAGTTGTTGCAAAAAATACAACGATTGGTTGGGGTGTTAATCATTTGACGTGCGAGCAACTCATTTTGTGATAACCAAACCCGCCGCATTCGTCGCAGTTCATTTCGTCGAACGCGTCGCGCATTGGGTCGAGTATCGTTCTTGAGGTCGCATTTTGCGACCAATGGTATTCGCACTTGCCGTTCAGTACCGGCGGCGTCATGAAGTACGATTGATACATTTCAGCCGGCGCGGTAAAGCGGTAGCACGTTTCTTT